GTATTAATAAATGATGAGTATTATGCACTTGACGAGATAACAGACATGCTTGTAGGTACAGAAATACGGTTAGCAGCAGAAGAATCGTTAACAGATAATAAGCACGCAATTGCGGAATTATATATCAAACAAATAAACGAAATGTTGGAGTATTAAATTATGAATAAACACATATTATTCGTAATGAGAAGTTTAGACAATCCTGAATTGTTTACACAAGCAGAAAAAGAAGCTAATAACAGAAACGCTACCGCTGCCGCTGTCGATACTGCTTATGCTGATACTGATGCTTATGCTTTTGCTGCTGCTGCTTATACTGCTTATCCTACTGCTTATGCTGCTATTGCTGATGCTGATGCTGAGCGCTGTATTAGTAAATTCTTTGGAAAATCAGACGAAGACAAACAAACTTATATTAACGAAGTAGAAAGACTAAAAGGAAATAATAATATGCATTATGATGAACAACGCGAAGCAGCCATGCAGCAGCAAGTAGGTGGAACACATTATAAAGCTAACATTAAAAAACATGGGGTTCTTGGCATTTGAAGGGGCTTGTTACACTAAAATCAATAAATACATGATACGCAATAAAGACAATAAAGTTGAGCAGTTAAAGAAAGCACAGCATGTACTGAGCATGTGGATTGAAGAAGCAGAGAAACAAGAAGATCAAAGGAGTTAAACTAATGAGTGATAAAGCAAAATACATATTGAAGAATTCAAAGCTGAACAAAACCTTAAGTGACCTTGATGGTAATCCAACTTTGTTTGATTGTAGAGAAGAAGTAGATGACGCACTGGCTATCTTTAATACGGATACCCCTGAAGATGAGAAATATGAAGTTTACTTCTACTCACCTTAACCTACTAATCCACCTAGGAGATGAACCATGGAAGAATATATTATCCTTAAGAAGTTCATAGCAACTTACAGAGATGTACTTATCCAAGCCTCAACAGCTACTGAGATACGTGATGTAAATAAAGAAGCACAGCTCGCCCTAGGAACCACTCTAAGCGGTTTAAATATTGCCGACATAAAATGGCATGAGATGGTGTTAACTCCTGCTAAGGATGCTCGTATGACGATGACAGCAGATAACTTCTATAAAATTATAGCCCAGAGAGACACCTTAATCTTTGAGCAGAAAGCAGAAATAAGTAAATTAAAGCATTCAAAAAATAAACTACTAGCCCAACTAAGGAAGTAATTATGCATATAGGACTCCGTAAACAGAAAGCTACATGGACAGATGACGAATTAAGAATACTTCAACAATATAGTAAAACCCATAGTGCCTGTGAAATCACAGCTATGATTAATAAGATTAGCAGCGTAACACGTACAAGAGCTACTGTGCTTAATGTAGCTAGTAGACG